ATCTAAAGATGTTGCTAGATTCTCAACCGCATATATGAAACAAAGAATTGATAGAGCAAAGGCGAAGTTTACTATTGCTCCCTTATTCAAGGATGATGTATTTGATGTAACAGCACCAGATGCTTCTGATCAAATATACCGTATTGCTATTATGATTATGCCACAAAGAGAGTCTAGATTATTAGCACAAGCGTTTGATAGTATTGAAGAAGTAGGAAAAAGAAAATCTGTTTATTATGGTCTATGGGGAACTGTTTCAGAAGTTCGTGGCTTAAATGCTACACAACCTGGTCAACAACTTGTTAGATACCTTACTGGTAAATCACAAGCACTATATGGTATAGATGATGCCTTTAGAGATAAAGCTGTTCTACCTTCTGAGTTTACGCCACTTGCATCTGCTCCAAGTCTAAAAGATTTAGATAGAGCATCAGGTCGTAATGGCCTATTTCAAAAATTAATGGGTATTCCAAATACTCAACTAGCTGAACAAACAGTTAGTGCTTGGTCATTCTTAACTCTTGCTGGACCTCGTTACGCCCTTCGTAACGCAGGCGAAGATTTAATGATGAACCTTGCCATTGGTCAATCACCTTGGGGACTTGCTAAGAATAGACTTTTATCAACCCGTATTAATACCTATGTTGCAGCAGTTAAAAAGGCTGAAGGTACAGGAAAATTAAAATGGTCTGAAAACCCTCTTGGCGTTGCTATGCGTTTAGTAAACAAAAACGAAGTAGATGATATCGCTCAAGAACTTACTACACTAAAAACTACTTTTGATAATGCTACATCTGAGTTGTCTAAACTAAGAACAAAGTTATCTAAAACTAAAGATCCAATAGATGTTTCAGATATTGAACTTAGAATTAAAGAACTTGAGTATGTAACCAAAGGTGGTCTTACTAATCAAACTAGAGAGATCTTTGCCCGTACCTTAACACAGGGTAAGGTTAATCGTTTTAGAGCAAAACTTGGTTTACCTCCAATGGCTAAAAAAGAAACTGATATTCTTAAAGAACAAATTAAATATGGTAATATTGAAAATGCTTTAAGTGAGATATCAGAGAGTGCATCTAACTTTGCATCTGGCGCTATTGATTATGTAAGTCGTGCTCAAGGATTAGTTAAAAAGACTGGTACAAAAGTTGTAGCTCTTGAAGTTAAAATTCCTAAAAACTTAGTTAAAAAGCCAGGCGAAAGAGCATTTGTTCCACAGGCTATATCTATACAGGATGAAGCCTCTATGTTTACTTGGATGTCTCAGATCAGTAAATACGCCAATGATGATTTAGGTAAAATTGCAATTGCCAATTTAGATGATCAGGGTGAATATTTAAATCAAGCCCGTCAATGGTTAAAGACTAAAACCGGTAAGCAATATTTAAAGGATGCTCAGTTGGCTAATAGCCAAAGTGAGACTGAATTATTAAACCTTGCTTTTAAGCGGTCTAAGGATCACTTTGTTAAACGTGACGGAAGTATCAATCTAGACCTATTAAATAAAGTTCGTATTAAAAACGATTCTGGTAAATATGTAGTAGAGGGTAAACTATCTATTGATGATATGCCTACTATTGATGCTGATATTCCAACTGCAATTGTTGGACCAACTCTTGTCCCAGCAGTAGGAATAGAACGAACCACTGCCGAAGTTATGACTTCAGGTTGGGCTTGGCTTGGATTAGCAAATGCTCGTATGTCTCGTCAACCTTTAGTTCTTAATGAGATGGTATCAATTCGTAAAGAAATGCAGAAGACTGGCTTTGAGAAAAAATGGATTGAATCTCATATTGCAGGTATAGATCCAGCAAATAAGACTGGTATTGCTATTGCAACAGAACGAGCTAAGGTAGCCTTAGCCTCTGCTGTAGAAGAAAGAGCAGTAAGTCAGATTTTAAAGTATGTAGATAATCCTCTTATTAGAACTCAAATTGCTTTTACATCTCGTAACTTTGCTCGTTTCTATAGAGCAACTGAAGATTTTTATCGCCGTATGTATCGGGTTGTTCGTTACAATCCAGAGGCATTAGTTAAAGCAGCACTTACATACGAAGGTGTTACTCATTCAGGATGGATTCAAAAAGATGATCAAGGTAATCCTTACTTTGTATATCCTGGCGTAGCTCCAGTATATAATGCAATTCAAGATGTATTATCTAGGCTTGGTATTGCAGATGAATTTAAGACTCCATTCCCAGTAGAGTTTGGCGCTCAGATAAAGATGCTAACACCATCTCTAAATCCAGATTCAATAGTTCCTACATTCTCTGGACCATTGGCTGGAGCAAGCGTTAAAACAATTACAACCTTAATAGGGTTTGCTGATAAAGATACAGCAGATAGTATTGATGGTTATTTACTTGGTAAGTACTCTGTAGATAGACCAATATTGTCAGCATTACTACCATCTCACGTTAACCGTTTAATTGGTGCATTAGATACTGATGAGCGTAACTCACAATATGCTTCGGCTTGGCGCAAGGCAGTAACTTATCTTGAGGCAGCAGGTCACGGCTTACCTAAAAAGTATGATGATGAAGGAAACCTGCTTCCACCTACAAGTGGGGAGCAAGAGGCCTATCGCATAAGAGTTAAGAATACAACACTTGGCGTTTTAAGAGTTCGTTTTGCTCTAGGATTTTTAGCACCAGCATCACCACAAGTTCAACTTAAATCTGATATGGCTCAATGGATTAGTGACAATGGTCGTGCTAGTTGGAAACAAGCATTTAATAAATTACTAGATCAATATCCTGGTGATTATGATGCAGCTATGGCTAGGTGGGTAGAACTATTCCCTAACCAGGTTCCTTATACTGTAACTGAGTCAGAGCGTAAATCTATTGCTCCTCTTAGATACGCAGAAGAAGCAGGATATTTTGTAAAACAAAATGAAGGTCTCTTTAAGGATTTCCCATCTGCCGGTGCATTTCTAATACCTCACAAATCTGGATTCTCTTGGGATACATACCAGACTATGCGAGAAATGGGTATGACCTATAACAAGCGAGTAGATGACTATCTACGAGAGGTACAAACTGCCTCCGATCTACAAAGCTATTATAAGAGAAAAGAAGCATTTGAGTCTTCTCTTGAGAACTCAACAGTAGACTTTGAAAGAACTCAATTACGTAAAGAGTTTGATGCTTGGAAAGATGTATTCTTTGCAGGTCGCCCTTTAGTAAAAGAAGAGTTATCTCAAGGTAGTCAAAAGGCTATTGATCGTTTGAATACTTTAGACGAACTAGATAGTTTACTTGCCCAGAATTTAGATATTAGACCCAAGACTGAAAATAAACTTCGGGAGATGTCTACTCTATATAGGGCTTATAGAGATGAAAAAGCAAACTATGATGAGTTCGGTGGTTCACAAAAGTTAATTAAATATCTGAAAGAAGATACTATTATTAAACTAAGAGAGCTAGCAAGTTATAATGAAAACACACAAGCAGCATATGATGTTCTATTTGGCAGATTGTTAGGGGATTAATTAAATGGCTATGGATTTAAAAGATCAATTAGACCGTGCTAGAAAAGCCCGTGATGCTGCTCAAACTGAAGTTGAATGGGCTGACTCCTATGTTGAATATTATCAAAACAATCCTAAGGAACTTCCAAAATGGAAGACAAAACTCCTTGCAGCAGGTAAAAAATTAAAGACTGCTCAGGTATCTTACGATAAACTTCTTACAACTTACAATACAAAGCAAGAGGAAAAGAAGTTAACTGGTGAAGAAGAAGGCGTTTCAGAAGAAAGACTAGCTGGTAGAAAAGGCCAAACTGTTGAACAGTATAGGGCTGAAAAGCAAGCGACACTGGATAAGGCTAAAGCAGAAAGAGATGCTCTTAATCAGGGTGCTGCAACTCAACAGCAACAAGCAACCTATAGTGAATTTATCAATACTCTCGCTGCAGATGAAGCTCAGTTAAAATCCGTTCAGGAAGATCTAAAGAGAAACTTTCCTAATATCTACAAGGGCGGTATTACAGGTCTTAAAGATTGGACCAATACTCAAGTAGCACTTGAGACTATTGCTGAACGAAGAGGTGCCTTACCTAAAAACTTACAAGGTGCTTCTTTAAGAGAATTTTTATTAAAGCCTACTATAGATATTACTACAGGCACTGCCGGTACTGGCACTGGAGTACCAGAACCATTTGGTACTCAAGCGATCTATAATAAGAGTACTACAGAAGGTCTCGTTGATAGCATATTTTCATCTTTAGGTTTAGGTAGAGAAGCTAACCAAGCGGAAATAGATCAGTTATTTAAAGAGTTACAAGCCGAACAAAAGAAACTATCTAGTATCTCTAAGGGTACTTATAAGATGGTTAATGGCAGACAAGTATTAGTTCAGGAGTCAGGTTTAGATCCCAGAACATTTTTAGAAAATAGAGTAAAACAACTTGATGTTTACAAAACCAGTCAGGCAGCGAAAACAGAAAAGAATAAAGAAGTACTTGCTTCTACTGCCTTAGCAAATGGTTACGATCTTGAAACAGACTTTGCTATGGATCTACCTAATTGGTTGGAGTCTATTAACAATGGCGAATCTATTGATAAATTTAAAACAAAAATTCGTACTAATGCTAGAAGAATGTTACCAGAGGCAGTGAGAAATCAAATTGATCCAGACGAGGATCTCTCTACTACATTTTCTACTTATCTAAGCAATGTTGCAAGAGCAAGAGGACTACCTATTAGTGCTATCAAGTTAAGAGATGTTATTCCTTTAGCCATTACCGATAAAGGATTTGCTGATTCAAAACAATTTGAAATTAATAAAAGATCTCAGGCTTGGTGGGATGAATCCCCAGAAGGTCTTAATGTTACTGCTGAAACTATAAACGATGTACTTTCAAACTTTGGAATGGTAGGGATGGCTTAATGGCTAATGGTTTCGTTCGTAGTGCTGCAGCAGAAAAAGCTGCCATTGCTGCTGGTGTAGCATCTAAAGCAGAAATTGAAGCAAGGGGTGGTATTAACGCCTCTGGTTATTATGGAGATTCTTACAACCCATTAGCAAATTTATCTGATGCTGAGTACGCTGCAGCAGTTGCAAAGGGTGGTGGCGCAGCAGTTAATGCTGCAACCGCAGAAAAAATTGCTAAAAATTTCCCAAGCGCAGGTGGCGGCGGTGGTGGTGGTGGTGGTACTCCTGCCCCAGGTACTCCTGCTGCAGGAGGTCCTGACCTTGAAGCACAAGCTGCATCTAGATCTGCTTACGCCTTACTATTATCAGAGTTTAGTAGATATGGCCTTGAGGCTTTAGTTAGCCCATTACAAGATTTAATTAAACAAGGTTTATCTGGACCTGAATTTACTATTGCACTACGTAATACAGATGCCTATCAAAAGCGTTTTGCTGGTAATACAGAACGTATTAAAAAGGGTTTAACTGCCTTATCTCCTGGTGAGTATCTAGCACTAGAAGATCAGTATCAAAACATTATGCGTAACTATGGATTACCCGCAGATTATTACACTAAAGATTCTTTAGGTGTTCAACAAGGATTTAATAAATTAATCGCTAATGATGTATCTGCAGTTGAATTAGAAGAGCGAGTGCTGACTGCACAGAAGAGGGTTCTTGATGCTGCACCTGAAGTTAAAACAGCATTAAAGCAATTCTATCCTGATATCACTAATGGCGATATCCTTGCTTATACTTTAGATCCAACTAGAGGATTAGAAGATATTAAGAAGAAGGTAACTGCTGCTGAAATTGGTGGAGCAGCCTTAGTATCTGGACTAACTACAAGTTTAACTGATGCTGAATACCTACGCCGTTATGGTGTAACTAAGGAAACAGCACAAGAAGGATATAAGGCAATTGGCGCTGGACTAGAGCGAGGCTCACAACTTGCTAATATCTATCAACAAGAACCTTATGTACAAGCTACTGCAGAGGAAGAGGTATTTAATCTTCCAGGACAGGCAGAGGCATCAAAGAAACGTAAGAGAATTATTGGATTAGAGGAGGCCGCATTTAGCGGTCAAACTGGTGTAACCAGTGGAGCACTAGGCAGAGAACGAGCCGGCTCCTTTTAACTAAGCCTGCTGTCAGAACGACTGGCCTGACAGAGAGATAACAAGACCAGTAGTAGGAGCCATACAGAGATCCCCGAACTGTGTGAGGCCTGCGATAACTACAACGAATGGGAGATGGACTATGTCCAACTACGACTACGAGGATGATGACGATGCAGATACAACAACTGAATCGTTAAGCAATGATCTCGTTAAACAACTACGCAAGGCTAATAAGCAAAAAGATAAAGAGTTGGCAGATCTTAAAGCTAACTTTGAGTCTTTAAATAAAGCGCAAAGAGAACGAGCAATCAAAGACACCCTTGCAAGTCGTGGGGTAAATCAGAAGATCGCTTCATTTATCCCACAGGATATAGACCCAACTGAGGAGTCTGTATCAAAATGGCTTGAAACAAACGCAGATGTGTTTGGACTTCAAACCGAAACACCCCAACAACCTAATGTAGATCCTGCTCAAGCGGCAGCGTATAAGAAGATGAGTGCAGCAACTGAGGCTGGTATGACACCAGATCGCAGTACTGATGTATATCAAAGACTTATGAACGCTAATACCCGTGAAGAGTTAGATCAAGTCATTCGGGAGTCGGGGCTTTAAATCCTACTAACGAAAGGCAATACCTAAATGGCACTACCTACAGGTAGTTTCACCGGTACTTCCGACATTAGCAATCTCGTAAAAGCTGCGTATGATCAATACGTAAGAATGGCGCTTCGCTCCATTCCAGTTATGCGAGCATTAGCTGATGTTAAACCGGTACAACAGGCAATGCCAGGATCATCAGTTGTATTCTCAATCTATTCTGACTTAGCAGCAGCTACTTCTACACTGACAGAAACTTCCGATGTTTCCTCAATTGCTCTTGGTAACCCATCACAGGTTACAGTAACACTTAACGAGTACGGTTCAGCCGTAACAACAACTAAGAAGTTAAACCTAACTTCTTTCAACGATGTAGATGCAGCTCTTGCTGACATCATTGCATACAACGCTGCAGACTCTATTGATGCTGTAGTAGCCGCAGTTCTAACTGGTGGAACCAACGTAATTTACGGTGGAAACGCTACAACAACTAATAC